AAAAAGAAGACGTTTTAGAATCTATAGTGGGTATTGTATTTTTAGTACCAGTATTAATATATTTAATTTTAAGCTAAGAGGTGATAAAGAGTGAAAGAATTATCATTAGATGAAATAGCATCATTAGAAGAAATGAAATCTAATTGTCTTAAAAAAGGTCAATACATAGACGATAAGGCAAAAGATAAATTTAAAATGTTATGTCATTTAGAAGATTTTAGTATAGCTTATTATGAGTTATTAGATGTGATAAAAGAAGTAAGAGAATATATCAATAGTATAGGTTGGAATACAACTATTCCTAATATACAAGATAACGTATGGAGAATATTAGATAAAGTAGGTGATGAAAAATAGAAACTTGGAAAGACATAACAGGTTATGAAAGATTATATCAAGTTAGTAATTTAGGAAATATTAAAAGTTTGATAAGCAATAAATTATTAAAGTTTGGTTATTCTCATAATGGTTATAGGCTAGTCAATTTAAAAGGAAAAATGTTTAGAGTACATAGACTTGTTGCAGAAGCATTTTTAGATAATAAAGATAATCTACCTTATGTTAACCACAAAGACGAAAACAAACAAAATAATAATGTTGATAATTTAGAGTGGTGTACTGCTAGTTATAACTTGAACTATGGAGATAGAAATAATAAAGTTGCTAAAAAAGTAAGCATATGGAGAAAGAAAAAAGGTAGTGATTATAGTCCAAGAGAAAGAAAAAGAGTAGCACAATACACACTCGATAATATATTTATAAGAGAATTTAGAAGTATAAATGAAGCAGGTAGGGAAACTAATTCAAGTATAGGAACTATTCACAAATGTTGTATGGGAATAAGTAAAGTTTGTAATGGTTATAAATGGAAATTTGTATTAGATAAGGAGAACAACAATGAATAGTGGTATTTATATAAGAGTAGGTAAAGAAAATAAACTACTAGAAGAAATGACAATAGAAGAAAGAAAAGAGTGGCTAGATAGTTTAAATAAAGAAGCTTTATATAGAGTTATAGATAGATTATGTGAAGAACTATTACTTTATGAAAAATATTTAGATAAGGAGAAAGAATAATGAAAGAACTATTAGAACTAGCTAAAGAAAAAGGTATTGTCTTAGTAGGTGACTATAGAATTGAATACAAAGGGGTAAAGGAAAACACAATAGTAGGCAAAACCGAAAGTTGGGTCATAACAAAAAGAAATTTACCTATATTTGAGGAAAATAGCAAAGAAATAATGAGTGTTGAAGAATTAGAAAGCTACGAACCAAAAAACGATAATGAAGAAATGTATCAAGAGTGGTTTTGGAGGGATGACGAATAACAACATTTGAAAAAATAAGAGATTATGTTAGAAAACATTTTATAGGTTATAGATCTTCTGCAATGATAGAATTTGAGTGGTATAGAAAGGAAAATAAAAAAATGAAAGTAGGAGATTATGTAAGAACTAAAAATGGAGAAATAGGTAAACTTGTTAATGTAGAAGTTTATTATGTATTAGGACAAAATGATAAAGATAAATTTAGTTGTGTATTATTTAATAATAGTTATGCACCTTGTATAGTTTCAAATGATTTTATTATAAAAAAAGGACAACTTATTGATTTAATAGAAGTTGGAGATTATGTTAATGGGTTAAAAGTATCAAGAGTTGGTGGAACTTACCATGGAAGAAAAGACAAAGCAATATATTGCGATCGTTGTGTAGATAAAGAAACAGGAAAATGGACTATGATTTATGATGATGAAATCAAATCAATAGTAACAAAGGAACAATTTGAAAGTATGGAATATAAAGTAAAGGAGAATAACAATGACAGCAAAAGAAATGTTTGAAAAGTTAGAGTTTGATTGGCAAGAAACAAACAATTATATTCAATATGAAAAATATAGATGGAAACATTGGATATTTAAAAGTAAAACTACAATATGCTTTTGGAAAATGTTTAAAAATATATCTTTTTATGATGATTTAACTTTTGATATTGATAATTTGTTATTACAAGCAATACTTAAACAAGTAGAAGAATTGGGGTGGAATAATGTTAAAGATAAAAGATAATGTGGATTTAAAAGAATTAGAAAAGTTTGGGTTTACAACTTCAAAAAAAGTAAAAGATAAATATAATTTTGATACAAAATTAGTTAAAGCAGTATTTAAAAGCGAAGATGATTTTAATGCTATGACTATATCAAATAAAAGAAGCATTGATTTAACCGATTATTTTGAAAATATTAAATGGTTAGATACTCTATACGACCTAATAAAAGCAGATTTAGTAGAAAAAGTAGAGGAGAAAGAATAATGAATAAGATAAAAATTATAGATTTATTAAATAAGATAGCAAATGGTGAAGAAAGTGATACAATTACTGAATTTGAATTTGGCAAAAGAATATGGAATTTCTTTAAATTACAAGATAGTGAATATTGCTTAGATGAATGGTTATTAAATCAAGAAATAGTAATAACAAAGCATAAAGAAATAATAGAAGAAGATAAGAAGATAGAAAAGATGGAAAGAAATATTCCACAAAGTGAAAGCGAATTATATTGTACTGCATATAATGGGGTAGTCGATAAAATCAATGAAATAATAGATAAATTGAATAAGGAGGAATAAATGTACGAATTATTAATTAGAATTATTTATGAACAGGATTATAGGAAATTTACAATCAAAGAAATACAAGAAATGAAAGCTATTCTAGAAGAGTTTAAAGGCAGGACGTTAGAAGTAAAACTTAAAAGGATCAAAGAAGAAAATGGAATAAGTTATAAGAAGGAGAAAAAAGAATGAAAGAACATAATCCGTTCAGCTTAAATAATAAAACTAAGCATGAATTGATAAAATACATAATAAAAATAGAGAAAACAGTTAATAGAGCTATTAAAAAACTAGATACTGTATCAGATCCAGCAGTAAGAGCTGCAATTAAGATATTAAAAGGAGAGATAAAATGAGTGAAATGAATACTAAACTATTACAAATAATAAGTTATTTTGGAGTAAATAATCAACAAAGGAAAATACAAGAAGAATTATTTGAATTACAAGAAAGTATAATAGAACTAGAAACATCAAAGATAAGAGATTATGAAGAAAAGTTAAAGCATGTAATAGAAGAACTAGCAGATGTAGAAGTATTACTTAGAGAGTTTATCCTAGAGTATGGAATAAGCTATGAAGATTTAATCCTAACAATGAAAAGCAAAGTAGATAGAACAATCAAGAGGATAAAAGAAGGATATTATGAATAGGTGAGTGCTAATGAAGAACTACTACGATCAACAACTAGAATTAGAATTAGCAAAAAATAGATTAGCAACTCTCAAAGAAAAGAAAGAATTATATTTTGAAGAAACACAACCTAAGAGTAAAAAGATAAATGGAGTAATGGTACAATCATCCATAGTAGATAATAATAAGTTCCTAGAATATACTGCTAAAGTAGAATCAATAGATAAAGAGATAGAACTACTAGAAAAAGAAATAAAGATGTTAGCTGGATATCTAAAGAAGATGGAATATAATCTAAGACAAATGAAAGCACCATTAGAAAAGGTATTTGTAGCTAAATACATAGATGGATTATCCGTAAAACAAATAGTGATAAGAGTTAATTATTCTAAGACACAAGTGTATAGATATTTGAGTATAATTCAACAAATTATAAAAGATGGGAAAAAATGGGAAAAATAATGTGTTATTATGTAGCTGGGTAAATCCCATACCTAGTACTCCAATTTGGCTGTCTTAGTGGCAGCTTAGAGTAGATAAAAAAATACTTTTATGTAGTTCACACATAATAACCCCTTACTTTTATCTATTCTAAGGTACTATTAAGTTAGTAAAGTGTATAGTATTCTAAGGGACTATACATATAGTACCAATTCTCTTCATAGGACTAATCCCCTGAATGGTAGAGATTTACAATTTGTTTTATACTATGGTAGAGATAGTATAACGGTTACTCGTTGCTATTTAATAATTTAGTAGTGGTGTGGTGGAGCTGACATACGAGCTTAATTATACAAATCAGTATGTCTAGGGAAAGTATAATTAACCAAGATTAAATTATTGGTAGCTTAGAGATAGATATAGTTTGAAAGCACTAGCTTAGTTAGTATGAGTATATATCTATTTCTAAGGTACTTATAAAGTGCCAACCTTTAACTTTTTTGTGTTTTTAGAAGAAGGACTGGGTAGAGCAGTCTTTTTTCGTGATAGAAAGGAAGTGATAGTTATGGCTGGTAGACCTCCAAAATGGACTACTCCAGAAGAATTACAAAAAGACATTGATAAGTACTTTGATGAATGCAAGAAAACTGGAGAACCATTAACTATTACAGGACTAGCAATAGCTTTAGATACGTATAGAGATGTATTGATAGACTATCAAGAAAAAGACGAATTTTCCAACACTGTAAAAAAAGCAAAGCAAAAAATAGAGAATTTTGCTGAAAAACAATTATATAACAAAGATGTGCCAACAACAGGAGTTATATTCAATTTGAAAAATAATTATGGATGGGTAGATAAACAAGAAGTAAATACCAATGTTAATTTATCTTATGAAGAAAAACTTAAACAAGTAGCTGATGATAATGAATATTAATACAAAAAAGTATATAGAAAATTTTGTAAAGATAAGAGATAAATCAGGACAAATAGTAGATTTTAAGTTAAATGAACCTCAAAATAGGTTATATAACATAATTAAGCAATTAAAAGAAGAAAAGAAACCAGTAAGGATCATTATACTGAAAGCTAGACAAATGGGATTTAGTACATTAACTGAATCAATATTATTCAAAGAGACTGCGACTAAGTTTAATATCAATACTGGTATTATAGCTCATAAGGAAGAAGCTACAACAAACCTATTCAATATGAGCAAAAGAATATATGATAATTTACCACCAGAGATGAAACCATCAAAGAAATCAAGTAATGCAAAAGAATTGATATTCGATAACCAAGAAGGAACAGGACTTAAAAGTAAAATAAAATGTATGACTGCTGGAGCTGATGGTGTAGGACGTTCTGATACATTCAATAACCTACATATATCAGAGTTAGCATTCTGGGGAAACAGTGCAAAAGAAACTATGCTAGGTTTAATGCAGTCAGTACCAAACTTACCAAACACTATGGTAATAATAGAAAGTACTGCTAATGGTTATGAATATTTTAAGGATATATGGGATAAAGCAGTAGCTAAAGAAAATGATTTTGTTCCATTATTCGTAGGATGGCAAGATTTAGAAGAATATCAGATGCCATATACTGGTTTTAAGCTAACTGAAGAAGAAGAAAAGTTAAAAGAAGCATATAACCTATCTAATGAACAATTAACATGGAGAAGATGGTGTATTGCTAATAACTGTGGTGGAGATATAAGTCAATTCAAACAAGAATATCCAATGAATCCACATGAAGCATTTTTACTTAGTGGTGCATCAGTATTTGATAAAGAAAAATTGATATTAAGATTAGAACATATACCTAAGCCAATTAAAACAGGTTATTTTAGTTATGATTTTGATGGTAATAGAATAACTAATATTAAATGGGTAAATGATCCTAATGGATATATAAATATATATAGACTACCAGATACAATATCAACTAAGTTTTGTATAGGTGGTGATACTGCTGGAGATGGTAGTGATTACTACACAGGACACGTGTTAGATGTAAGAACTGGAGAACAAGTAGCAACGTTTAGAAATCAATTTGATGCAGATTTATATACTAGGCAAATGTATTGTCTAGGTAAGTACTATTCTTACTATAATGCTAGTTTAGTACGTAAAGAAGAAGCATTAATAGCAATAGAAGCTAATTTTGACAGTTATCCTATTAGAGAATTGCAAAGACTAGGTTATCAAAACCAATATGTAAGAGAATCAATAGATAGCTATACTGGTAGAAAAGAAAAGAAATTTGGCTTTAGAACAACATCATTAACAAGACCAACAATAATATCATCATTAATAGAGATAGTAAGAGAACATACAGAGCTATTAAATGATAAAGATACTCTAGAAGAACTATTAACGATAATAAGAAATGAAAAAGGAAGAATAGAAGCTCCAGTAGGAGGACATGATGATTTGATGATGGGATTAGCAATAGCTTATGAATCAAGAAGTCAAGTAACATTAAATGAAGAACCATTAACTCCTTATGAAAGTTTTGGTATTACATTTATAGAACCAGAACGTGATTATGGAGATGAAATAGTAGTAATATAGGAGGGAAAGTATGAAGAAGAAAGTATTTAGAGAAAGATACTATGGAAGTCAAGTAGAGAAAAAAGAAGTTAAAGTTAACAAAGTAGCTGAAGAAACCAAAGAAGAAAAACCTAAGAAAAAGAAGGTAAAAAATGACGATACTAATATCAATACTGATAAGCACGATTAATCTATTGTGCTTTTATTTTGGTGTAAGAATAGGACAAAAAGTAGCCAAGAAAGAAGAAATAAAAATAGCAGGGATTAATCCAGTTAAGGTAATAGAAACTATAAATCAAAGTAACGAAGATAGAAAAGAACAAGAACGTATGAGAATTATAGCTGAAAACATAGATAACTATGATGGAACTGGATTAGGACAACAAGATATTCCATAGGAGGTGGTTAGATGGACTTAGAAGAAATAAGAGAAACTGAAACATGGGAGTTATACTCTAAAGGACTAGATTATCTAAGACAACATAATGTATTTACTGAAACTGATATGAATTATAGATTTTATAATGGTAATCAATGGGAAGGTGCTAAATTAGATGGTATAGAAATGGCACAGTATAACTTTATAGAAACGATAGTTAATTACAAAGTATCATCTATAAACCAAAACTTATGGGCTATGAATTTTAGTAGTGAGAATTTTGAAAACAAAGAATTTAGAAAGACTGCTGAAAAAGTGTGTAAAATGCTTAATAAAAAGTCTGCTAAAGTGTGGGAAAAAGACCAAATGGACTACAAAATTCGTGGAATAAGTGATGATGCAGCTATTAATGATGAAGGTATTATCTATGTAGACTTTAATCAAGAATCACAAGATCCAGTAAATGAGATTATAAATAAAAATAACGTGCAATATGGAAATGAACAATCAAGTGATATACAAAGTCAACCATACATAATAATAAGCCAAAGACTGCCTATATCTACTATCAAAGAGATGGGTAGACAAAGAGATATAAGTGAATTTAAGTTAAGATACATATTTCCTGATGATTTATCTAAAGAAGAAGCTGGAGACGAAGCTAAGATAGAAAAAGACGAAATGTGTACTCTAGTAACTAAGATGTGGAAAGAAAATGGAACTGTAAAGTATTCTAAAGCTACACGTTACGTAGACTTAATAGAGGATGAAGATACAAGTTTAACTCTATATCCAGTAGCTCATTTTATATGGAAAGAGAAAAAAGGATGGAGTAGAGGAGAAGGAGAGGTAAGAACATTAATACCTAACCAGATAGAACTTAATAAAACACTAGCAAGAGTATTATTAAGTACTAAAAACTGTGCATATCCTCAAAAAGTAGCTAATTTAGATAAAATAAGCAATCCTAGTGCTATTAATCAAGTTGGTGGAGTAATAAAAGTACAAGGTGGAGCAACAGTAGATGATGTTAGTAAAATATTTAGTTATATACAACCTACTCAAATGTCTACTGATGTTAGTAAACTAATGAACGATTTAATCGGTATAACAAGAGAGTTAAAGAACTCTAGTGAAATAGCAACAGGTGGAATTAATCCAGAACAAGCAAGTGGTAAGGCTATCTTAGCAGTACAACAAGCATCTCAACAACCTTTAGTTAAGCAATTAACAGGTTTAAAGAGATTTATAGAAGATTTAGCTAGAATATGGCTAGATATGTGGACTATATATACTCCTGAAGGAATGACACTAGAAGAAGATACAACTGATGCAGAAGGAGAAACATATACTGAATTAGTTAAAATACCAGCAAGTGTATTAGAAAACCTACAAGGAACAGTTAAGGTAGATATAACTCCAAAAGGAGCATTTGATAGATATGCTAGAGAGTTATCACTAGAGAACTACTTAAAAGCTGGATTCTTTAATGCACAACGTGTTAGTGAACTAAAATACTATGCTGAAGCATTACCTGATGATAGTACTGCTCCTAAGCAAGAACTATTAGATATATGCGACAAAATAGAAGAAGAACAACAAAGAATAGCATTAATCAATGCACAAGCTCAAATGATGCAACAAAATGCTAGTCAATTCTTAGGTGGTACACCAGAGGATCAAGCTAGTCAAGTAATGGAAGCACAAGCAATAGAAAATAGTACTGCATAAGTACTTTTTTTAGTCCAAGCATTTAATGACTTTAAAAGATATGGGAGAAGCAAACTCAAACAAATAGGAAGGAAAGAGTTATGGAAAATAACGAAGAACTTGTCAATGAGACTGAAAACGTAGAAGAAACTACAGAAGAAATCACTACTGAAACGGAGGATGTAGAAGAAGTTACATCTGATGAAGAATTGGTAGAAGAACCGGTAGAAACGGAAGAAGAACGTATCAATAGACTGGTAAATGAAAAGGTAGATGCTATATTGCCTAAGAAATTAGCTAGAAAAGAAGCTAAAATCCGTAAGGAACTTATGAATAAGTATGGAAGATTAGAAACAGTAGTAAATACTGGCTTAGGAACTGAAAATACAGACGAAGCAGTAGAAAAACTAACTGAATTTTATAAATCTAAAGGTATCAATATACCAAGTGAACCAACTTATTCAGCAAGGGATTTAGAAGTATTAGCAAGTGATGATGCTAATGAAATAATCGAAGGTGGATATGATGAGATAGTTGAAGAAGTTAATCGTCTAGCTCAAATAGATGTTAATAAGATGTCTCAAAGAGATAAATTAGTATTTACCAAACTAGCTAATGCTAGGAAATCAATAGAAGAAGAAAAAGAACTTGCTTCTATTGGAGTTAGTAAGGATGTATTAGAAGATGCTGATTTTAAGAATTATGTATCTAAATTAAATCCAAACTTATCACTAAAAGAAAAGTATGAAATGTACTTGGAAAAACAACCAAAAAAAGAAATAAAACAAATGGGGAGTATGAAAAGTGGTAAGACTTCTGATATTAAAGAGTACTACAGTGATAAAGAAATCAATAGTCTATCACTAGATGATTTAGATAATGATGAAGTATGGAACGCAGTACGAAGAAGTATGACTAAATAAACTCCCAAAAGAAGGGAATGAGAAAATATGAACGATGCTAAACAAATGATTTGGCATAAAGCTTATGAAAGAGCTTTAAAAACTATTACAAGTTTAAGAAATCACTGTGATTTCAAATATGAAAGGGATTCAAAGAATGCCAAGACTGTTAGAGTTTTAAATGCAGTACGTCCTAGTGTAAGAACTTACGTACCTGGAACTGCTATAACAAGAGATGCAGTATCTAGTACTAAAGTAGATATTGATATCGATCAATTCAAATATTTCAATATTGGATTAGATGACGTTATCAAAGCACAAAGTGTACCAGGAGCAATGGAAGCAACTGCTGCTGAAGGTGCATTAGCATTAGCAGAAGAAGGAGACAAATACGTAGCTAGTCTAGTAAAAGCTGGTGTAGAAGCAACTACTCCTACTATTGATAGTGTAGCAAGATTTACTCCAACAAAAGCAAATGCTATTGAAGGTGTAGAAAGTGCATTTGAAATATTATATTCAAAAAATAATCGTGTAAGTGATACTTACTGGTTAGAAGTAGCACCTAGCTATTTTAAATATATACGTCCTAACATTTTAGAACTTTTAACTAATAACGTTGAAATGGCTAAAAAAGGTGTAGTTGGAAAATATGCTAATGCTATGGTAACTATTGAAAACTTACTACCAAAAGGACAAGCAACTACTGCAAATGATACAGTATATAACATTCTAAGAACTGAACATGCTATTGCATTTATCGAACAAATTGATAAAGTAGAAGCATATCGTCCTGAAGATGCATTTGAAGATGCTTTAAAAGGATTATATACATTCGGTGCTAAAGTTGTTAGACCTGATGAAATCGTAGTTATTAAAACTGCAATCTAATTTAAGGCTCATTAGAGCCCTTTTATCGTGTTAAGAGTATAAATGGGTGCAACTCCCATAAACACGTCTATATGAGGAGGAAAATATGGAAAAACTAGAATATTTTACTATTGAACCAAACTTGAAACAATTTTATGGAAAGACAGTAACAAAAGATACTGTATTTGATGAAAAAACTGAAGATGGAACGGTAGAACAACATTTTGAAAACTTAACTTTAACTACAAAGATAAAAAAGGAAGTAGAAATGAATGATGATAATCCTTATGGAATTAAAGAAGAAACAACAGTAGAAGTAACTGTACCAGAAGGAACTATCTTAATATGGGATGAAAACGAAGGATTTATTGTACCAAAAACAATAATGACTACATTAGATGAACTAAAAAAGGAAATAGATTCTATAGGAAACATATATAACGGAGAGTGATAACATGACTTTAGAAGAAATGAAGCATAAAGTATATTCACTAATAGAAGAATATAGCGAAGATGCTGCCGATTTAACTGAAGATGAAGATTTAGCATCTAAAATAAACGGTGTTATAAACTCCATACAGAACGAATTAACTAGATTTAAGAAAATACCTAAGGATGTAACTATAAACGTTTCTAGTGGGCAAGAAATGTACTTTAAAGATATAGATAAAGACTTATATCAATTAATGAATATAAGAGGTGTAAGTACTGATATACTAAATGATAAAATATTCTTTAATGAAGATGGTGAAGCTAAGATATTTTACTATAAATATCCTAAACAAATAACAAACGAAACTGATGATAGTTATAAATTTGAATTGCCAACTGATTTACTAGAAATAATGCCTTATGGAGTAGCTGGAGACATATTAAAAAGTGATGTATCTAGTCAATACGGAGCAGTTTATAGTGCAAGATATAGAGAAATGTTACAAACTCTTGATCCTAGATATGGAACTGGAATTGTAGAAATAACAGGAGGTATTAATATATGAGTACAAGTGGTAGATTAGTAACTAGAAACTACTCTCAATTTAGAGGTGTAGATTTTAGTAATCGTAAAGATGAAATTAATATATATCGTTCTCCAGATGCTTTAAACGTATGGAAAAACTATAAAAGCTCCAATGGTAAATGTATAGAAACAAGACCAGATGTAGAATTGCTAGGAGAATTTAGCAGTCCTATATATGGTCTCTTTTTTTATGGTAATGATGTAATAGTACATTCAGGAACTAAACTATTCAACGGAATAAGCGAAGCAACTGCAACGGAATTATATGATGGATTAGCAGAACAAAAAAGTAATTTTTTTATATTTAAAAGTAAGTTATATATCCATGATGGAGAACATTATTTAGTAATGGACGGAACAGTACAAGAAGTAACAGGTTATATACCAAGAACATCTATATCACGTTCTCCTAGTGGTGGTGGAACTACTTATGAGGATGTTAACTTGATACAACCATATAGAAAGAACTCATTTAGTGCTGATGGAACAAGTACTGTATATCAATTAGACGTAAAAGAATTTGATAATGAAGCTCCTAGAGTATGGGTAAATGATACGGAACTAACAAGTGGATTTAGCTATGATTATACTAACGGAACTGTAACGTTTACTACTGCTCCAAGTGAACCAGATACAGTAGGACAAGATAATGTAATAATTCAATTCAAAAAAACAGTAGAAGGTTATGCAAATGAAATATTACATTGTAGATTAATAGAAGTATTTGATAATAGAGTATTTGCAAGTGGTAATCCTGATAATCCTAACTACTTGTGGCATTGTAGCCTAGATGATCCAACTTACTGGAGTGATTTAGACTACTACCAAGAAGGAGAAGAAGATAGTGCAGTAACAAGTCTAGTAAGTGGTAATAATGCTTTATGGGTATTAAAAGAACCATCTAAGAGTAATACTACTATTTTCTATCATAATCCAACAATAGACAGTAATTATGGTAAAATTTATCCTTCTAGTCATTCAAGTATTACAACAGGATGTAAGTATAAGGGAATAAATTTTAAAGATACAATATGTTTTTATAGTGAAAACGGACTTGAAGCTATAACAAGTGATATTACAACTGAACAAACATTAACACATAAATCTAGTTTAGTAGATACAAGACTACTTAACGAAAACCTAGATAATATGAATTTATTAGTATGGGAAGATTATTTAGTAACTATACTAGGTAATAAAGTATATTTAGCTAATTCAAGAGAATTTAGTGAGATAAACGGACATTATGAATATGAATGGTATTACTGGGAATTTAGTCAATCTATAAGTGGTGGAGTAGTAGATCATTATAGCGAAGGAGATTCTAACGGAATGTTAGTATTAATGACACAAGAAGAAACTAATCAAGGAACTAAATATAGGTTTTATGGACTTAAGCCACTTAAAGGTGGAGGAAATGTAGAAGCCTACTGGACTACACTAGCTGATGAATTTGGTTATCCTCAATATCAAAAAATAACCAATAAAAAAGGATGTGTAGTAGATATGGAAGGTAAAGAGGTAACCTTATATGCTAAAACTGATAATAAATCGTTTGACTTAATAAAGAAATACACCAACGTAAAAGGTTATGTAGTACCACGTATAAAGAAGAAAAAATGGAAGTCTATACAATTAAGGTTTTATTCAAAAAAACCTTTTTGTTTGTATTCAAGTACATTAGAAAGCTATATAGGAAGCTATATTAAACGATAGGAGGTAAAACATGGCAGTAAATTATGATGATGAGAGATTTCAACAGGTAACAAGAGAACAAAATGCAGCAATTCAAAACTTGAATAACACATACAATAACATGATTAATCAAAGCCAACAATTTTATGATGCACAAGCAAAAGCAGCAGAAGATTATGGTAACAGGCAAGCAGCATTACAACAACAAAATACGGACTTTACTATTCAAAAAATAGAACAACAAAAGGAACAAGCTAATAAAGACTATACAAAGGAGCAAAAAGGAGCATACGTAGACTGGCAAAAACAATCTAACCAATATGGAGTAAATGCAGAAATACAGGCACAACAAGGTTTAAGAGGTGGAGGTTATAGTGAATCTAGTCAAGTATCTATGTATAACCAATATCAAAATAGAGTAGCAACTGCACGTGATAGCTATAATAGAGCAGTTTTAGAGTACGATAATGGCATAAAAGAAGCTCAATTAACAAATAATACTAAACTAGCAGAAATAGCCTATAATGCACTTAAAACGAAGTTAGAAGTAAATCTACAAGGTTTTCAGTATAAAAATCAATTATTAGCTACACAAATACAACAAACACAAGCACTAAATGATACATACTATAACAGGTGGAAAGATGTATTAAGCCAGATTAATACTGAAAATGCACTAGCTGAACAACAAAGACAATTCAATGAGCAAATGGCATTACAAAGACAAGCAAAAGCTTCTAGTGGTGTAAGAGTAAGTGGTGGTGGATCATCTAAGAGTTCTGGAGGACGTTCTGGTAAAAGTGTATCTATAAGTGGCAAAACTAATTCAAATGGACAATTAGCAAGTGAACCAGTTAAGAGAATAGGTGGTAAAACATATATACCTTCTGGAGATTATGGAGTAGACACTTCTGGTAACAGGATAACTTTATATAAATACAACGGAAAATTATATTATCAAAGTGGTAACACAATGAAATCATGGGGAGGAAAGACTAGTAATCTTGCAAGTATAGGAAAAAGTTTATCTAAAGCGAAGTAGGTGATGTAAATGGCTAAAAAGAAGAAAAAAGAAGTAGAAACAGGAAGAATACTAGGTAGGTTAAATGATGATGGATCAATAACTCCATTTATACAAAAACAACAAGAAGAAGATATAGCTCCAGTTAGAAACGATAACAAGTGGTTTAAAAATGGAATAGACACAAGTGGTTATGATATACAAAATCCACTTGATGCAATTAATAGGTTTAATGCTAGTGTATTAATGACTGGTGTAGATATTATAGGACAAGTTGGACTAGGTGTTACAAAACCTATAGAGGGAGTAGGAGACTTTGCTCAAAATAGAGTTGCAGATGTATTAGACTTCTTTGGTGGAGATAAAACTGCCGAAAAGATACGTAAAAGTGCAGCTAAAGAATGGGGAGTTAATAGAGAACTAGAACAATCCTTAGCTAGAGATAATGATAGAGGCATAGATGATATGTCTTTTTTAGGTACTAAAGGAAAATCAATACCACAAGGTGTAGGTAGTGTATTACTTGCTATGGGTTCTGGTGGACTTGGAGGAGCTATAGGTGGTACTAATGCTGCTGCTTCAGTAGCTTCACTAGGAATTATGGGTGTAGGTTCTGCCGGTAATGCCGAACAAGAAGCACTAGAACAAGGAGCAACTAGAGGAGAAGCTAGACTATACGGTATATTATCAGGTGCTTCTGAAACATTAAGTGAAATGATGTTTGGTGGATTATCTAAAGGTAGTCAAGTCTTAGGTATAGGAACAGGTTTGTTTGATAGTGCAGATGATGCTATTATCAATTCACTAACTAAGAAAATAAATAATAGACTTGTTAGAACATTTACACAAGCTGGATTAAAAGCAACTAGTGAAGGTATAGAAGAAGTTGTATCAGGACTAGGTAGTGCATGGGCAAAAAAACTTACTTACATGAAAGAAGAAGATATTAAGAAACTAATCGAAGATGAAAACTTACTTGATTCATTCCTAAGTGGTACGTTAAGTGCTGCCGTCTCACAAGCTCCTAACGTTGCACAAAATATTACAACTAAACAAGATGGTAAATTAAGACTACAATCTAATAACGAAATAAGAGACTTTATAACCAACCTAAACGAACAAGAACAACAAGTAGTAGAACGTGAAATTGAAAATCGACTAGGACAAGAAGAAAAAGTAACTAAAAAACGTAGAATAGAAATAGAAAAACAAGTTATAGAGGACTTGGATCGTGGTTATATTAATGCTAATACCATAAGAGATGTACTAGGTGATAATTATAATGCTGAACGTGATGTAAGATTAAATGAAAGTTTTAATGAAGAAACACGTAGAACACAGGCTTATGAAAATGACTTATCTAAATATGACGAAAAACAACGTAAGGTTATACAAACTGCTATTGATAGTGGTTTACTTAACAACTCTAATAAAACACATGATATGGTCGATTTAATAGCGAAATTAAGTGCTGATAAAGGAGTAGACTTTGATTTTACTAATAATGAACGTATTAAAGATAGTGGCTTTGCTATAGATGGTAGACAAGTAAATGGATTTGTTAAAGATGGAACAGTAAATCTTAACCTAGAAAGTAATCAAGTATTAAATAAAACAGTAGGACATGAAATAACTCACGTACTAGAAGGAACTGAATTATATGATAATCTACAACAGTCTTTAAAGGCTTATATAGGCGAAAAAGAGTGGAATAATAGAATTAGTCAACTAGAGAAAGTTTATAAGGATGTAAAGGGTGCAGACATACAAAATGAGCTTACTAGTGATTTAGTTGGAGAACATATCTTTAATGATGAGAATTTTATTAGAAACTTATCTACTAAAAATCCTAACCTATTCCAAAAGATATTTGATGAAATTAAGTACATGGTAAAAATAGCAACTGCTGGAAGTAAAGAAGCAAGAGACTTAGAGAAAGTAAAACGTGCATTTGAAAAGGCATATAGAGAAACATCTAAGACACAAGAAGGTACTCAATATTCTATAAAACAAAATAAGCAAATGTTAGAGAAACAATTTAAAGAACTAACTGGAGATTCTAAAATGGTAGCAGATGCTAAAATGGGTAGATATGCTTTCCAACAAATGCAAAAACAAAATGGTAATTTTGAAGGAGAAGTAGAAGCTCCATATAGTCAAGAAGCTATGCAACTATACGAAGATATAGAAAATTCAAGAAAAACAAGTAGTCATTTATACCATAGTACTCCAGTAGATAGAATACAAAGTATAGTACAAAATGGACTACAAGTAGGAAGTCAACAAAATCAAGAAGGAGTAAGTAGTACTGATAAATTATATTTAAGTGCAACAGAAGAATTAGCTGAATCATTTACTCCAAATGATAGTGTAACATTAAGAATATCACCTAATGCTAATCTAGAAAATTTAGATAATGATTTACTAGGTGGAGAAGGTTCTTATACAATTACAAATAATATTGATCCAAAATATTTACAAGTTAAAGAGAATGGAAAATGGGTAAATCTATTAAAATCTCAATATGCTAAACAAAATAATCAAAATACTAGATACTCTTTATCCGTAGAAGAAGCTAATACTACACAAGATAATGAAGGAAGAAAACTTAATGAAAATCAATTAGCTTATTTTAAAGATAGTAAGGCAGTAGATGAAAATGGTAATCTGGTAACTGTGTACCATACTATGACTAATACAGGAAACCAATTTTTTGAATTTAATCCAGTAGGAACAGACTTTTATAGATTTGGAGACCAAGTAGTAAACTACTTTACTGATAATCAAGATATGAGTGGTAGTTATGCTGATAGCAATTATAAAAGAGCTTATACGAAACCTATTAAATCAATGGAAGATGTACAAGACTTTATAAAATTTCAAAATACACAAAACGATAGCAAAATAGGAGTAAATGGAATAACAAGCCATTATTCTATAGAAAAAAATGGAGATGGGTTTACATTAAAACAAACTCCATCAGGTAAAGAGTTCTTAGGATATGATAATTTGTCAGAAGAAGGCAAAGTTGCTTTAAATAGGTTAAGAGCAAATGAAAGAGTACAAAAAGAATTTGAAAAAAGTAGTAATCCAACAGTAGTAATAACCGATACTCTTAAAGGATGGGATATAGTTAGAGAATATAAAGGTTATCCAGAACTAGCTGAATTAGTAGAACTATATGATAGAGAATCACAAAAACTTATAGCTACAGGAACTACTTATGAAGAACAAATGGTTATAAGAGAAATATTAAAAAATGATTTGGAAAACTATTTGTTTGGTACACAAGAATATAGTGATGAAAAAGTCAACGAAGTAATAGAACATAGCTTAACTAAACAATTTGAAAATGAACAAGATTTGATAGACAATATTCAAAATAATTTTCAAGCGAAATATCAATATGCTGGTTATATAAATATGACTAATCCTTATGTTATTGATACATTTGGAGAAAACTGGGATAGTGTTACTACTGAAAGAAATGAAGCTAAAAGTAGTGAATATAATAGAGTTGTCAAAGATAATGAAACAAAAGAAAAACTATATAATTTAGCACAAGAAAGCGAAAGATTATTTAAAGAATATAGTCAATCTAATAAACCTAGAGAATTTGCTGAATATTCAATAATAAAGAATAAAATCAATAATAGTGAATTAAGAGAAGTAGTAAACGATATGGGTATGTTTGGTTTAACCTATGAAGGATGGTTAGAAGCTGGAAAGAAAAATGCTGAATTATTTGGAGAAGAATATAAGCAAACATTACCTAACAGTGATGAAAAAATAACCAATTATACTGAAAGTTTAAATCCAGCTGAATTAGAATTAGTACAAGACTTAACCATAGGAGAATTTGTAAATAAATATGGTGAATTGTATAAAGAAAATATGAAATTTGGTGATTCAAGTTCTTATTTTAAAGACCAATTTAGAACAACTACTGGAACAACTTTAGATACTGATAAAATAGGTTATTCTAATATGTTTGATTTAGCTAGATATAACTTTGATGGATCAAGTGTTAGCGAGTTCTTAGATGAAAAATTAACTACTAATGATTTGGTAAAAAGAATAATAGAAAAAAATAACTCTGGCGAAACTAATTATGATGGCTTAATAATGAAAAATGTATACGATTATGGAGGACAAAGTAATAAATCTTATAGAACTACTGGAGATTTATACGTAACCTTTAATTCTAATCAATTTAAAGCAGTAGACAACTTAAATCCTACTGATGATGCTGATATACGTTATCAATTAGGAAATAATGAGGCAGCAACTACTAGTGGATGGAATGTACGTAGTGAAGATGTACGTTTACAAAGTGCATTTAAAGATGCAATAGCACCTATTCAAGAACAAGTACAAGAATTAAGTAATACTATTAATGAGATTAGAGACAATATAGCACCATTAAGAGCTATGAATGAAGAAGAAGCTAATGAATATGCTACACAAACACAAGAAGCATTTGAAAACGAAGCAGCTCCTATTAGAAATAATCTTACTGAAGAAGAAAATCAACGTATGGATATGTTGGAGTTCTTAGAACGTAATAACATGATGAATGAAGAAAGACGTTATGAAAAAGAGCAATTAGAGAATAAAATTAATCCAGTATATCCTACTGAAGAAGCAACTCCTGGACAAGCATTAAGTGATATTAGAGATATAGATGAAGTAGGAAAAAGAGATGTAAAGGCATACCAATACGAACATCCAGAAGTAAAACCATATTTCCAAGAAGAAGCTAGAGGAATGTTAAACGATTTAAACAATTCTATTAAAGGTGAAAGGTTTATAAACGAAAGCCAACAAAGAGGACAAGGTACAAGCTATGATGTAATAGGAGTTAAAAGATTTACTTCTCCAGAAATAGCTGAATTATTAGATAGTAAGTATGGTTATACTTATGACGATATAAGAAAAGGTTTAAATGCTATTATAGAGGATCATGGAGCTGAAAACATAGCAATAGCTAAACGTATAGAACTTGTATTAGATGATAATTTGAGAAATGGTTATACTGACTGGCAAACTGGTACGGAAATACCACCTAATCAAGAGTACTTAAATATGTTAGCTGAACAAGAGTGGCAAAATTATTTTGATGATATAAATAGTCAATATCCTTTAGATGTAAACCAAGTACAATATGCTTTAGAACAAGAAAGACAACAAGAAGAACAATATAGAATTGAAAAAACATTAGAAGAAATGACTGAAGATGATATAAACTTAGAGCCATTTTTAAGTGGTTTACAAGGAGCCAGTGAAAGGCAAGCTGAAAGACAACAACTAAGAGAAGAATTAAATCAAAAGAGAGAAGTTAAAATACCTAAACAAAGTGATGGTAGAAAAGCATGGAATAGATTTAAGTCTTTAGTATCTAATGAATTTGCAGTATTAGATGATTATTCTAAACGAACTGGAAATAAAGATATTAAGTTTAAAGCTGATACATATAATAACTATCAAGCAATAGCACAGTCTAACATAGAAACTGCACAAACTGATATTAATGGTAAAGCTATAGGACGTTCTGGTAATTCAATAATAGAAGAAGCAAAAAGTTTAGGACTTGAAAATACATTTGATGAATACATAAAACAATGGGCTAACGTAGATAGAGCTAAACAAGGCAAAGGAGCAGCTAATTATTCTGCTCAAGAGTCATATAAGATAGTTAAAGAAATGGAAGCTAAATATCCAGTACTTAAAAGACTTGGCAAGGATATGTGGCAATATTATAGAAATGCAAGACATAACCTAAGAGATGCTGGAGTAATAAGTCAAGAAGTTAGTGATATGTTAGGCAGAAGATACCCTCATTACACTCCATATATAAGTGAAAACATAGAGAATTATTTTACTGATGAAGGTAAATTAAAACCTAAGAGTACTATCAAACGTGCTAAAGGTGGAGCTGCAATAGGTAGTTTATTAAGTGTAGAAGAAGCTATGCAACGTTACACTAAGTCTGAATTTAATACTATTTTTGGTAATGATTTATTTAGAGAAATAGTTAAAACTTCAAACGATATAGTACAACTAGGTGGAGACGATAGAGGAATGCAATTTGTAAATGCCGATAATCTATATGCTGATAAAAACGGATATTATCTAACTGCTTATGAAAATGGTGAACCTATTACTGCTAGAATAAGCGAAGATATGTATAAAACTTTAACAAGAGAATCTAGAAATAGAATAAGTGATATAGAAAATACATTCTCAGCAGTAACTAAACCATTACAAGGACTAAGTAAACTAAGAAGAAATATCTTAACTAGCTGGTCTCCTACATTTATATTTAAAAATGCTATAAAAGATATTCAAGAAGCTGTATTCAATTCTAAATATACGGCAGATATGCTAAAAAATATGCCTAGAGCCTACAAAGAATTAGTATCTAATACTGAACAAGCACGACAATTTAAGTCTTTATATGGTAGTGGCTTAACAATGGGGCAATACGATATAGATAGTATGAATTATACTCCTAGTGGTAAAAATAAAACCTTTTTACAAGGGCTTAAGAACATTATTACTGGAACTAATGAACTAGTAGAAATAGCTCCTCGATATGCTGAATTTTTGGCAAGTATAGATCATGGAGCATCATTACAAGAAGCTATGTATAATGCACGTGAAGTAACTACTAACTTCTCTAGAGGTGGTACACTTGCAAAAGCATTAAATAGAAACGGATTTACATTCTTAAATTCTAGTATTCAAGGCTTTGATAAGTTTATACGTAACTTTAGTGGTGAAAACGGAGCTAAAGGTATAGTCAATAGTCTTGCAAAAGCTGCTATATTTGGAATAGCACCAGCAGTATTTAATGAACTTGCATTTGGTAGTGGTGATGATAAAGACGAAGAATACGAAGCATTACCTGATTATATTAAAGACAATTATTACATAATAAAAACTGGAGATGGTAACTTTATCCGTATACCTAAAGGACGTGTATTAAGTGTATTTGGAAGTGCTGCAAGACGTACTATTGAAGCTATGGAAGGCGAAGAAAATGCCTTTGAAGGTTTTTTAAACAATGCTTGGACGCAAGTTGGATTTAATAATCCAGATGAGAATAATATATTTGCTCCTTTAATGCAAGCTTATGGAACAGAAAACGGAACAAACTGGTATGATAAAAACCAACCTATCGTACCTACAAGATTACAAGATAAACCAAAAGCAGAACAATATGATGCAGGAACAGATGCTTTTAGTATATGGTTAGGAGATAAACTTGGTATAAGTCCTTATAAACTTAACTATGTACTAGACCAATATAGTGGTGGTATAGGAGATATTTTCTTGCCAATGATAACCGAAGAAGCTAATAGTGATGGAAGTATAATAGCACCTATAAAAGACCAATTTACTGCTGATTCAACTACCGATAATAAATATGTTAGTGATTTTTATTCTAAAAATGATGAACTAACAGTAAATGCTAATTCAAGTAAAGCAACTGATGAGGATATATTAAAACAAAAATATATGTCTACAGTAAGTTTTGATATGGGGCAATTATATAAAGAACGTAGAGAGGTACAAGCTGATAAGACTTTATCTAAACAAGAGAAATATCAAAAAGCACAAGCTATTAAAGACGAAATAAATAGAATGGCAAAAGAAGCTTTAGATAACTACGAAAACGTCAATATTACTGGAGATTATGCTAATATCAATGGTATGGAATATCAAAAGACAGATGATGGATGGAAAAAGGTTAATAGCAATAATGCCGATACTATGAACTCTTTAGGTTTAAGCGATAGAGAAAAGAACAATTATACTAAAACAAAACAAAATATCTCTAGTATTAAAGAAAAATATAAAGATACTGATGACTATAATGGCAAGAAAAGCGAAATTATAGGAGAAATAATCAATACTAACTTAGATGACAATTCAAAACTAAGCCTATATCAAGATACTTATAGAGATAAATTAGCAGATAGTATAGATGATTTAGGAATAAATGCTGATACATACTTAGAATATAAAGCACAAGATTTTAGTGCTGATAAAGATAAAAATGGTAAGTCTATTAGTGGTAGTAAAAAACGTAAAGTATTTGATTATATAAACTCATTAGATATACCATACCAACAAAAAATTATACTAGCTAAAAGTGAATATAATTCATTTAACGATAATAATGCCGAAATAATAGAATATATAGAAAATACTGATATGGATTATGATGAAAGAATAGAATTATATAAAGCTTTAGGATTTAAAGTAGATGGAGATAGCATAAGTTGGTAAAATTTGGGAAAAAACTTGTAGTATACTTGAAAGAGAGAAAAGCTAAAATTTTCTCTCTTTTGTATGCTAGAAAGGAGAGAAAAATGGCATTAAGTAATTTAGAAAATAGAGTAAAACAAGATTCTGCCTATCCTAGAACTGCCGAAGATGCAATTAGAAGGGATAAAGATATAGACAAAGTAACAATTAAAGCTAGTCAAATAGAGCTTGAAGGATATACTACTATCAATGGTGGATTTAAGATAGATAATACTGGTAATATGGAATGTAATAATGCAACCATAACAGGAGGGAAAATCAATCTTATTAGTAATGAAACATCTCCAGCATTAGTATTAACATCATCTGTTAACGATAGGATGTCTACCGAAGTAACTGGAACTCATATAGGAATATATGAAAAAGACTTAATTGATCCTAGTGTGTCTACTCCTAAATTTTCATTATCATACTTTGAAAATCAAGGATATACTGCTATGGCTATGCAAGGACAACAATCTTATTTAAGTCTAGGAACTTATACTTTGAATGGAAACTTAGTTGTACCTGTATCTATTAGTGAATTGAATGGTGGATTAATAGAATTAACAAGCTTAGACGGAACAAACACTATTAAACTTAATGGAAGCAACGGAAATATTAAGTGTGTTACTTTAACTCAAACATCATTAGAAGAAGCTAAAAAGAATTTTGAAAAACTAGATAATGCTTTAGATTTAATAAAAGGTATAGATATATATAAATACAACTTAAAAGCTGAAGATAATGGAGATAAAAAACATATTGGATTTGTAATAGGTGATGGTTATAAATATAGACGTGAAGTAACGGATAAACAAAACAAAGGAGTAGATTTATATTCATTTGTTAGTTTATGCTGCAAAGCAATACAAGAACAACAGGAAGAAATAGAAGAACTTAGAAAGTTGGTGAATAAATGATAAAAATAGATGATGACCAAACTACAATACATCTTACTAGAGGAGATGCAACTCATAGCGATTATAATAGAATCGCTTTTTATTTTCCTATTTGGGATGATGAAGAACAAGAAGAAACAAAATATGAATTTCAATTAACTGATAAAATAACATTCTTAGTTTATGAACCTAAAGGATATACTAAACGTGAATTATTAAAAGTAGAAAAAACTATAGCTGAACTTGGATATATAGCTCCTACTGAAACACCTGAATTAGTCTCAACTAGTGAAGATACTAGTGTATTTGAATTAGATAATAAAAAACACACGTATAACTATGAAATTATCTTAAACGGAGATACTACTATTCTAGGTAGTGATGATGAAGGAGATAAAAAAATAATAGTATATCCAGGTGGAACACAGGAGGATGAATAATGAGTGAAAATATGTTAAGAGGTAGTTTAACATCTAACACTAGTGGTAAAGGAGCTTTAGGTTTTAAAGGTGAAAGAGGTTATTCTAACTATGAATTATATGTAAATAGTGGTGGAACTATGACTGAACAAGAATGGTTAGACCATTTTGGAGTAGACTTAACTGGTTATTGTAAAACATCTGAAATGACTTCGTATGTAAATACTGCTACTGGAGATTTAGAGGAATTAGAAACAACTGATAAAACTGATTTAGTAAGTGCTATAAATGAACTTAACACAAACATTAATTCTTTAGATGATAGAGACAACTATTCAACCACCGAGCAAGTAGTAGGTACGTGGATAGATGGTAAACCTATATATAGAAAAGTAATCCAATGTGGGGTTTTACCAAACAGTGCAAATAAAGACGTAGCACACAATATACAAAATTTTGGTACTACTATAAAGTGCAATGGTATGGCAGTTAGAACAAGTGATAAAAGAGCTTTACCTATCCCAGATAGCACACCAAGTGCCGAAATAGTATGTGGTGCAACGAATACAAACGTATATATAACTACTAATAACGATAGAAGTTCTTTTGACAATAGTTTTTTGGTTTTAGAATACACTAAAACTACTGATTAAGGAGGAAATATATGGCAAAGACTGTAACAACTAATATTGAGTATTTTATAGGTGATACCTATGAAAGAAACTTTATAGTAAAAAAATACACAGACGATATAGATTCTGTGTTTTTTAGTGTTAAAAAATCTAACGGAGATAAAAAGACAGTATTACAAAAGACATTAGATAACGGAATAACTTTAGTAGATGATGTGGTAGTAGATAACGAAAGACGAAGAACTTATCAATTAATGATAAATGCAGAAGATACTGAAGATATGACACCAGAACAAGAATATGAATTTGATGTTGAAATAGTAACAAATAAAGATGAATACGATTTAAAGCAAACAATTATAACTGGCAATTTTATTCTAACTAATGCAACTACAAGACTATGGAACGAATAGGAGGGAAAATATGAATGATATAGAAGTAGAAGTATATGATGTAAATTATATACCAGATTATAAAGAACACGAAGAACAAAGACAAGCAAATGAAGCAATAAGAGTATCTAATGAAGCAACACGTCAATTAAATGAAGCTTCAAGAGTATCATTGTATAACGATTTAGAGTACAAAAAAGAACATGATTATTGGAAAGGCGATAAAGGCGATACTGGTACAGCAGCTATTATAAGTAGTGCAAGTGCGACAGTAGATTCTAACGTTGGATCTCCTAGTGTTAGTGTTACTATGGGAGGTACATCTTCTGATAGAACTTTTGCTTTTGCTTTTAGTAATTTAAAAGGAATTAAAGGAGATACAGGAGCGACTGGTGCATCAAATGAATTGACTATAGGAAATGTATCAAGTGGGGCAAGTGCTAGTGCAACTATAACAGGAACTAGTCCTAACCAAGTTTTAAATTTAGTTTTACCAAAAGGGGATAAAGGCGATACAGGAGAACAAGGTTTACCAGGTCAGCCAAGTGGGGCACCTTTAGTAGCAAATTCTATAAATGAGATGACAGACACATCAAGAGTATATGTTAATACAAGTGATGGTAATTGGTATTATTATAATGGCAGTTCATGGATTAGTGGAGGAACATACCAATCATCAGGAATAGAAGATGGAAGTATAACTCCTAAAAAAACAAATTTTTTGCCCAAGCAATTAAATGAATTAAACGTATTTAATCCTGAAGAATTAATAGATGGCTATTATGTTGGTGCTTCTATTACTCCTATTGCTGCAAGTGGTTGGGAATATTATCAAACTGATGATTTAGTTGCAGGAGAAACTTATACAATGGGTGGTGATGGGCATATTATAATATCTTGTTTTTATGGGACAACTAATGTACTTTTACAAGATAGTGCAAGTAATATAGTGTTTAATATACCTTCTACTGCCACAAGTATTTTTATAAGTTCAACAACAGCAAGCAAAAACAATATATGGATCACTAAAGGTGGGACTGCTTTTAATTATAAAACAGATTATAAAAAAGATTATATTATTGATGAAAATATAATTAATATGAAAAAATATAAATATAATTATAAAATAGTTGATAAAAATGGGAATGGGCATTATACAACTTTAACAGAAGCAGTTGCAAATTCAACTAGTGGTGATGTTCTTGTAGTTTATCCTGGTATTTATAATAATGAAGAAGTTCAATGTTGGGGTAAAACTTTAAATATAATTGGAATTAATAGAGATACATGCATTATAAAAAATAATTATTGTGATTATTATAGACCACCAATCGAATTTAGTGTAGGAATATTAAAAAATCTTACTTTTATTTCAGAATATAACGAAACAAACTATAATAATGTTAGTGGTTGGAAATCTTATGCTATACATGTTGAAGATGATTACCAACAAAACAAAACAATGTTAATTGAAAATTGTTGTTTTGAAAGCCAATGTAATTATGCAGTTGGATTGGGTACTCGTGGAGGGTGCAATGTTGAATTTAATAACTGTATAATGAAAGGTAATAACCCTGTTAGTGGGCAGGGTGGATTATATTTTCATGATGCTTCTAATTCAAATTATGCAGGAGTTCAAAATGTTAGTTTTATAAATAATAGAGTTCTAACTGGTTACAATGGTTCTTCAACTGATTTAAGAATTGAAAGTCAAGGAACAGTTGGAAGCACTGTAAATGTAGAGTTTATAAATAATATTGTTATTAATAATGCCACAGGAACTATTACTAATAGATTTGTTGATCATGCTAGTGGTACATGGAAAAATAATTTTGATGATTTAACAAACTTTAATTTAACATATTCATCATTTGGCAATAATGATACTAAAATTAATAAATAAAAGAGGGGATTAGATGATAAAATTATTTAATACAACTGATACTCTTTTTTCAATAAATAATGAATTAGAGAAAGCTATATTAGATAAACTAACGGAGGTGTAAATATGAAGAAAGTTAAGAAGATAAGTAAATATGTAATGAATTTTCTAGCTATGATTAATGCTCTTATAGTAGGGTTAAGTCCTATATGGGGGTGGAATTTAGATAAAGTAACAGATAGCATTGTAGTTATTACAGGTGTTATTGGCTTATATTTAGTAGGTGGTAAAATGTTTGAGACACCTAAAGTAGATGAACTAATATCACAAGAAAAGCCATTTGAAGATATGGAGGATTAAATATGAAAACTTATAAAGGATTTGTTAAAGTTCCCATAAAAACTTTTAAAGACTGGCGAAATACTGTTATAGGTAATGCTTATGACATGGATGGCAAATATGGTTATCAATGTTATGACTTAGCTAATCTATTTTGGAAAAATGCAACTGGTAGAACTTGCAAAAGTGCTACTAAAGATGGTGGTGTAGCTGGAGGAGCTTCTGGAATATGGGGAGCTAGAGAACAAAATAACAAAGATAACGAATTTACTCTTATAACTGATTATAAAAAATTAAAAAAAGGAGATATAATCATTACTAATAATGGTAAATACGGACACGTTTGTTGGCTAGACCAAGATTACAATAGCGATACTTATTTAAAAGTGCTAGGACAAAATCAAGGCAATACAGGAGGCAAACTACCTGGAGCAAAAGTTAAAGATATTGACTGGGCATTTAGAAAATATTTCTTAGGTGCTTTTAGATTTAGAGCTTGGCATATTACACCAACTAAAGGAGTATATAAATGCCTTTATGATATGAATATTCGTAAATCTCCTAATGGTGCTAAAGTAAAAGTTAAAGACTGCACAGATGCTATGCAAAAGGCATTGACTAGTAAAAAACCTAATGATAATGCTGTTATTAAAAAAGGAACTAATATTACTATACTAGAGGTAGTAGAAAAGAATGGAACATACTGGGGTAAAAATTATTCCGGTTATGTTTGCTTAAATGATGGCTCTACAACGTATTGTAAGAAGGTGTAAGAGTGAAATCTACTCAATTAATATCTCTATTTTTAAGTATATTAAGCATATTAGTAGTAATAACTAATTTTGTTTTAGGTATATTTGATAGAGGAAAAAAGACTAAAGAGGAAACTGCAAAAGAAGAAAGCAATCAAAAACTAATTGAATATCAATTAAAAGAACTAAAAGAAGATTATAAGAGTATAGCTAGTGATATTAAAGAAATTAAGAAGATGTTAGATAGCTATAAAGAAACATTTAGATCAATGATAAAAGATGAAATGAATGAACACGTTAAGATGTATCACCAAAAGGAGATGTGAAATGAATTTAGATGAAGATATAGATAATTTAGTAAAGAAAATAGATGCTAATGCTGATAAAATACAGAGCAACGAATGGAAAATACATCAAAATACAGGAGCATTAGAAATACTGAAAACCTTTAAATCTGATAGTAGGAAATTCTTTATTATGTGGCTAGTAACATTCATAGCATTTATAGGTTTACTTGGATATACTTTTTATATTTTAAGCAATTACCAACAAGTAACTACTGAACAAAGAGTAGAAGATGTAGATACTATTGATGGTGATATAGTAAACGGAGATAATTATGGGGAAAATAATCCAGAAAACAACTAGATACGTAAAGAAATCACAAACTACTACTGATAAGAATGGTAGAGTACATTGTAAAACCTGTGGAGCTTATGTAGGCAACAAAGGTAGAAAGAAAAAATAATGCTTAAACTAGAATTTACTAAACAAGAAGTAGAAATAATAAAAAGTAAAATATATTTAAGTGAATTACAAGAAAGAATATTAGACTATCGGTTAAAGGAATACTCTATAACCAAAATGGCTATGCTAGAAAATGTTAGTGAATCTACTATAAGTAGGGAGCTAAACAAGGTTAAGAGAAAGATAATGAGAATAATCTGATATTTTTTTGACATAAACAAGACAAGAACTAGATAATTCTAGTTCTTTTTTTTATGGGAAAATGTAACCAGAAAGGAGAAAACTATTGATTTAAAACATTGATAGGGTTCTTCTTTCTTTTTTTAAGGAGTGATTATATGTACCCTAACTATTACAATAATTTATCTCAATTAAGATATGCAAAATCTATTGAAGATGTAAAAAGAGAATTTGTAGTAGGAGATAC